TTACGAAGCGGCGTAGTTCTGATTTGTTTATTGCGTTCATGTTTGGCTCTGGTTGGTGTTTTCTGAACTTGGGATAAAGTGTACTCGCAAAGTTCAGCGATGTCAAGCGGAACTTACAACTTTTTTTCACTCCAGCAACTTAGCCATGTCTGCGGCGCTTTCGCGGTAATAAATCATCAGGCTGCGTGGATCTCGATGACCAACGACGCGCGCAAGCTGCAGCACGTCGAGTTTTTTTGATAGCCTGGTAAGTGCCAGAGCGCGCGAATCGTGGAAGGTTAGCCCGACAATGCCGGCCTTGCCTCGCGCATGGCGGAACGCAGAATCACGGCTTTCGCCGTTGATTGTAAAGCATCGCTCTGTGCTGTTACCGCGCAACTGTTCAAACAATTCAATCGCACGAGTGGATAACGGAACTTCGCGTTTGTCTCCGTTCTTGGTGACTGTCAGTGTGGCAACGCGTCGGACAAGATCCACATCAGACCATCGCAGGCTGAGCAGTTCACCGGATCTCATGGCAGTCTCGATGGCAAGCAGAAACGCGATGGCCGTTTGCTGTGCTGGAGTCTCGAATGGTCCGGTCCCATCGTAGCCGAGGGCCAGCGTCAGTCTATCGATCTCGTCATCAGTCGGAAGCCGCTCGCGGTGGCGCGGGATCTTTGGCTTGCGCATGTCGCGGATCGGGTTTACTTCCATCAACTTCCATTCCAGTCGCGCATGCTCGAATACTGCAGACAACAGTGTGATTTCTCGCAGCACGGTTCCAGTAGAGACTTGCTCAAGTCTGCGGTCACGCCACTGCGATAGCGCCTCAGTCGTCACGGCTGAAAGTCCGTTTTCAGCGATCTGGTCCAGCTCCAGATTACGCAATCGGACAAGCTCAGCTTTTGATCCGCGCTTTGATGGCGACACATCTTCAGCATAGCGGGCCAGGACATCGCGCAGCGTTGCGCACGACGGCATACCGTAGCGGCATTCCTCTATAGCGGCCTCAGTCTCGCGCGCCCACGATTGCGCTTCGCCTTTCAATCGGAACGACTGAGCAACGCGGATTCCACGCTTGTAGACCTGGGCGCGCCATCTGGCGCCGCGCTTTGAGATTGTTGCCATGCGGCACAGTTTAACCCGATGGCGTGATTTTTGGCGTGATTTTTTGAGCGCATGCGTAAGATTCCGCAAGCTGCGAATCTGTTTTAGACTCGCAACCTACGGAAAATAAAGAAAAAACGCACGATTCCGAAAGGTATCGGAAGATACCGAAAGAGGCGCTAGTTGCCGAAGCTCAGCACCGTGAACGCTAGTATTTACAAGGCATGAGCGGAGTCGTGGCGTGATTCTGGCGTGATTATCTTCGGCTTTTTGCCCACGCGACGACCTCCGACGGTATCCAGCGGCGCGACTTTGCGGTGACCATTACTGCACGCGGGAACGCTGAAGACGACGCAATCGCGCACGCCTGGCTGCGCTGGACGCGTAGATAGAGTTGGATGTCTGCGATAGTCCATAGCGGTTCAATCGTCACTGTCGCACTCCCACACGTAACCATCGGTCCACAATGGCGCCAGGTCATTGAAGCAGCTCCTAGCGATTTTGAAACTTGGAAGCACGGTGTACACAGTTTTCCCGCGCGCCCATCGGAACCGCGCACGGATGACGTGAATCGGCGCGTTGCGGAGCGGGTGTTCGTATGGAAGTTCGCTTAGGTTCACTTTCCTTATACCCTCCGTGGCATTACGACACACAGCCACGAATCGTCGGTTGTGTCCGATATTACAGCGATTCCGGTATCGGTCAGCTTTATCGACGCGTCAGTTCCAGACACAGCAGCAAGCGCATCCGAAAGGTACGAAGCCGTAAATGCCGCGCTCGCTTTCTTGCCATCGAATCCCATTGACGCTACAACGTCTTCTGCCTCTTCGCTTCCTGAGTGTGAGGCGCGGAGGTTAATGGCTGACTCGGTGACTTCAACAAGTACCGCGCTTGTTTTGTCATCAGAAACAACAGACACCCGATTTACTGCCGCGTTCAGTTCTTTCGCATCGGCAAATAACTCGGTTGTGAACTGTTTCGGAATCACTCGGTTGTAATCAGGAAACTTGCCCTCGATTAGCTTCGACGCAATCACGATGCCGTTATAGTCTGCCGAGATGCTGCTCGATCCGACGCTTAGTGTGATTTCTGCCTCTGCGTCGTTCTTGAGTGCTTCCGCGCACAGTTTAGCGATCTCGTCTATACCTTTTGGCGGAACGATTACAAGCGGCGTCTGTGTGTCCAAATCAGGCATGCCAGACTCGAAAAACGCCAGCCTGTGCCCGTCGCTTGCAACCGTGCGCATAATCCCATTCTCGACTTGCAGGGCCATTCCGTTTAGGTAATACCGAACGTCGTTTTGGGCCATTGCATAGCGGGTCTTGCGTATCGCGTTGCGCAGTGTTTCGGCGCTAACTACTACAGTTTGTCCAACGTCGCCACGGTCAAAGGCCGGGAAGTTTTCCGCAGGCAACGTGGAGATAGAGTAGCGGCTTTTGCCGGATTTGATGGATAGCTTTTCGCCAGTCAACGTGAACGATATGTCTCCGTCAGGTAGCAGTTTGACAATATCGTGAACTTTCTTGGCCGGAATGCACACACGTCCTTCTGTCTCAGTCCTGATTCCTTCAGGGAGTGATACGACTTGGATCTCCAAATCGCTCGCAGTGATCCTTCCGTGCGTGTGTTGAACTTCAATCAACAGATGCTCAAGAATAGGCAACGTGCCCTTACTTGACGCAACTGATGCGGCGCGCTGGAGTGATCCGAGGATTTCTGACTTCGTAGTAGTGAATTTCATGGTTGTTTGGTTGTGTCTAGTGTAATTTACTTTCAGGTTAAATAAGTTCTTCTGTTAGCTCGAACATGTCCATATTCTCTACATCCATGGTTTTTCCGCTAGCTGCGATCTCAACATTCTTGATTGCCTGCCTATAGTACGATGGCTTGAGTTCGGCTCCGATTCCAATTCGGCCACTAACAACGGCACTATACACCTCAGATCCGACGCCCATAAAAGGCGTTAGAATCTTCTCGCCTGGATTACTCCAAAGCGTAATGCATCTGTCGATCACGTCAAGCTGTAAAGGATGAACGTGCTTTTCGTCTTCGCTTTCTCTTGCTTCTCGGTACGGAAGAACGCGATCAAGTCTAACATCATCCCAAAACGCGGAAGCGTATTGTCTCCAAATCCAATGAGAAAATCGGTTTTCTGTTTGCTTGCCTGTCCATCCCTTGTACTGTAGCAGTTCGGACGGCATTTTACGCTCTCCAGCGTACTCATGAAGACCTGTAGGGTGCGCTATTGGGATAGTGTTGTCTCCACTACGTCGAAACACAAGCAAGTAGTCAGCGCCTGCATTGCTGCACCGGCTAGAGTCGTCAACGATGCTTTTGTGCGCTAGGTTCTTCTGCATCGTCCTGTTGCGAACCGTTAGCGGCTCTTTCCATATCGCATAACGCGCGATAAAGTTCCATCCGCATTTCTGATGTAGTCGGATGATGTCTCCTGGAAAGTCGGTAAGATAGTCGCACCCGCTGTTACCGCTCGGCACGTCCATGCAATGCACTGCCGTCATGCGGCCTGGCATAGTGACGCGATGGATTTCCTTGACCACGTATTCGTAGTGCTCGAAAAAGTCCTCGTAACTGTCGCAGTTCGACAAATCGCGCTCGCTGGAGCTGTACGTATAAAGTCCTCCGAATGGCGGGCTATAGATCGACAGGTGAATAGATTCCGCCGGGAATGATTGCATGACTTCTATACAATCGCCGTTATATATTGCGAACTTGTCCGTGATTTTTGATTCGATTACATCCATGCCGGCACCTCTGCGCGTTTGGTTTCAATCAGTGACTTGTCAATGGTTAGTATGTTGTTCATGTTTCTAACTAGGTTGGCAAACATCTCATCCGCTTGTTTTGATTTGCGCTGTAGGTTCTCTAGTACGTCAAGCCCTCCTTCTGTCGTGATAATGTCAACACTAACAGACCGCTTCTGTCCAAACCTCCAACACCTCCTTATAGACTGGTAGTATTGTTCGTATGAGTGCGTAGGAAAAAACACTACCTTATTACAGTGTTGGTAGTTCAAGCCCCACGCGCCGATCTTTGGCTTTGTTACGAGCACTCGGTACTTTCCATCTGCGAATCCAGTTAGACGGTCCTCTTTGACTTTGTTTGAGTCACCGCCTGATACTTGTACAGAATCAGATATTAAAGACTCCAACAAATCGCCCTCGTCGTTCAGGTTGCACCATACCAAAACCGGGCCATCGTATTGGTTGGCAATGTCTGCAGCTTTCTCGCATCGTTCCTTGATTGTCCGTCGCGTTTCTTCGCGTTGTTCCTTTAGTCCAACGGCAGGCAACGCGAACATGTACCCGTCTGCAAGACTATGCGACTCTACAACGTGCTGCGTCTCTACTAATGGCGGCAAAATAAACGCGTTATCGTAAAACCCTAAATCAGAAGGGTTGCGCACTGCTCTTGCCCATGAGCAAATCCAACGCCAGAACGGTTCCTCGGCGTGTCCTTTAAGTCTCCATTTCGTTGCAGATGTAAACCGTCCAGCACGGTTTGTTGCGCAGTTGTTTTGATCGTTCTTGAAGAACTTCGACAGCATGTCCATGTAGCCAAGTCCGCCAAGCGCCTCCGAGCTGGTTCCTAACTCTATGAAATCATTCGGCGCTGCAGTTGCGGTTGCAAGCAATCGGTACGGAACTTTACGCATGAAGCGAGTGATCTCATCCTTTCGCGTTCCGTCGAAGTTCTTCAGAATGCTCGACTCATCGCATACAACTCCTTGGAAGTCGGTATGGTTGAACTTGTGCAACTGTTCGTAATTCGTCACAGTGATCCCGCGATGAGCGGTCCCATCATGCGATACGCGCGCCTCAATTCCGAACTTATCTCCTTCTTTGATTGTTTGCTGTCCTACTGCCAAAGGCGTTAAAACCAGAACGTTCCCATTGGTTTTTCTGCATACATTCTCGGCCCACGTAAGCTGAATTGCGGTTTTCCCAAGTCCGCAATCAGCAAACATTGCGGACCTGCCTTGGCGACATGCCCAATCAACTAGAGATTGTTGGAAGTCGAACAGAAACGAAGGCATTAAAACCGGAGAAAACCCGTGATCATTTTTAATATGTGATTTCTTGTGTAAGTATTGTGTGTACTCGTTCATCATGTCAGTACACGACCGCCTGCATTTTCCGCGCTTCCTCGCTGTACACTGTCGGGCACATCTTCACCAACGCGTCGAATATCTTTGCGTAAGACCCGCTCGCGTGCCCGTCTGGAGTCGCGCAGGAATCAAGCGCTCGGCTCAGTACTTCATACCGTTCGCGCTCTGTCATGTCTCCTACGGTGTCATCGATGGCAATTGTTTTGAGAAGTTCAGCGCAGTTAACACTGCGAGCAGACGTTATCGCTTCTTCTCTAGTCCTATAGGAGTACCCAAACGATACGTGCCCTAGACGATTCCGGTACATATTAACCCAATGAATCATGGTGCGAATTCTCCGAAGATGTCAAGTTGCGTAAGGCCCGGTATGGCGCGCCTAATCTTCCGTGCATAAGTTCGGCGTAAGACCATAGATTTATGGAAGGCATGTGTTCGATCCACAGATTCGTCAAACCAATTAGACCCGCCATCCTGCACTCTGCTTGCGTTTTCCTTAATGTCATGAATTACAGCCTCAAGCTCAAAGAGGTCAATTTGCGCGATGGAATCAGACTGGCCTGCTTCCATCTGCCGTTCTAAGTCTGCTGACAGTTCGTCAATCCGTAGCCTGCACTTGCGCCCATCGATACCGAGAAGCGAGCAGCAGTAAAGGTATGAGAATGACTCGTATGAGTCACTTCTAACCCATGCTTGGATGTCGCAGGTTTCGCTGATCTCGTCTAGCAAGTAGTCCAGCCTGTCAACCGAGAATTCGCCAGACTCCTTAATATGGTCTATTTCATCC